AATTGTTTCATTATCAGTATATTCCCCAAACGCAAATCCTCTGCTCCAGCTTGTCGTGGCCCGTCTCAGGGCTGCATATCCCATTTCCTCTGTTTTCCCCAGCCATCCCACGCAGTACCCCGTAGGATGCGCTCGGTTGCGGCCTTCTGCCTGCGTGACCCGGTGCAGGTGAGCAATTACAACTTTGGTCGTATTGCCGGGGCCACAAATTGATTCTGCGTGATCTCTTACAGAAGCCTCATTTATCATATAGCCGTGGCCAAACAAGCAATCTCCGTACTGCCGCCATCCGTTTTGAAACGAATATGGCACTACCTCGCACCTAATTTCTTTGGCCCTGTCGGTGATCTGCGAATAGATACGAGCTGCCAGCGCCGAGACAATTGCCCGGGGCGACTCCATCAGGGTAAACAGCCTGTTCTCGTGATTGCCCAACAAATAAACAGACGGCTCAAATCTCGATATGAAATTTAACCCATCGTTCAAGTCTCCCTCTGGGTCGGCAGCATCATCAGCCGTTCCCACTGCCCCAGCCCTCAAGCAGGCTAAATCAATGTGGTCTCCTAGCGCAATGCAGGTATGGGGCTTCCACCTCTGCTTAAACGCAAGAACCTGCTTCAACAGCGACTGGTCAACGAGATGGCCGTGCGTGCATCCCACTGCCATGAATCGTTTCCATTTGCGTGTAATATTCATGCAAGTACTTGTTTCTACATGCCTTAGCGTTTTTATTCTGAGAAGTCCACGAAACTCAATGAGGAATCTACCAGAGAAACAAGCTCTTTTTCAACGACTTCTGGCTTCTTTTCACTCATGGTCGCCACATTCCCGCCCCTCTGGCGCATCAGATGCACCAGCATCGATAGCGAATCCAGCGCATCTGGAGACCCCAGCCGGGTCCTCTTGATGTAATCTTTCTTCGACTCCACCCGGACCATGCCCTTCCCTTTCTGCATGTAGCGCCGGGAGATAGCCTGCTTCGTCAGGTCTTCATTACGGAACCCGGGGCTGATCTTGAGCCACTCAAATTCAAGGTATTTGCCGAGCGCAAACAGCAACTCGGTCACCAGCCCGTTGTACAGTTCATTTGCCTTTTGAGAATCGTCTCCCATCACCGGGGTCTCCGTAGCGGCCCAGCTATAATTCAACCCCATCACGTCGCTCCCAAACGTCGAGCACAACACATCGTGAATCCCCGCCCCGTTCCCAGTACGGTCAACGCACAGCCATCTCGGACCGATCTTCATCTGCTTGCAGAACTTCGTGATAGCCTGCGCCTGCTCAAGCGTAGCGGCCTTCGGGAAGGGCATTTGGCTGTCGAGCTGCAACATCGTCCGGGGCCGCTTAAACTCGTGGAACTTCCCGCTCCTGTCCGTCCAGCCGTCGCTCAGTCCAAACCGTCCGTACGAACAGAGCACTTGGTCAACGCCTTCCAATGCCAAGTCAAACGACGCCAGCGGTACGACCGGGCCAGTGAATCGGATGATGCCCTGTGCGTTGTCCATCATGGCAGGCGTGATGATACTCATGGCTATCCCCTCCTCAGGAAACCAACCCCGGGCCATCGTGGATGCCTCCGCCGTGCGTCCCTTGCTGACGTAGGCCATGAAGCCCTCATACGTCTGTAGCCCGTGGTACACCACCCGGCGTTCCTTCACGTTCTCGCAGTCGGCTGCGTCCAGCCTGATCACCTGCCAGTCATCCCGGCTCCGCCAGTCTCGGTCCAACTCCATGTCTATGCTGCCCCACCCAAACTTTGGCTCGCACCGCTGCCCAAACTGGCTGGTGCGGTCTCGAGGGTTGCTGGCCGCAAACACCTTGATGCGCCCGGGCGTCGAAGAGTCAGCAGCCGTCAGACAGTTCATTACGCCCGCCCAGACGCCGTCCGGGACCTCCTCCGCCTCGTCCAGTACGATGTGCGTCCGGGACACCTTGCCCCACCGGGGATGCGACGGGCCAAACCGGGGCGACGGATGGAAGCCGCGCAAGCTCCCGTGGCCGCTCTCCCCCTTGGGTATGGCCACGAGGTGGATGCCCTGCTTGCTGTCAGTCGTGCTCTGGATACTCGTGGCAAGGTCGTCGTCCATGCCGCCCGGGCGGACCAGCGCCGTCCTGTGGAATGTCTTGATCGAGGCAAAGATGTTCCGGGTAGCGTGCTGGGCCGTCAGCGAGACGACCTTGATGCAGGTCCAGTCCGGGTCCCTGTACCAGTCCAAATAGAACCAAGCCGCTGCCCCGTATGATTTGCCCATCGACCCGGCTCCCTGCACCAACAGCTTGTCCGTCCCCATCAGGCCCTCCCATACCCGGCGGCAGGACTCGGGCCTCCAGTCGAACGCCCCGGGCCCCCACAGCAGGATGGCCGCAGGCTCGAACAGGTCGGCGTCGAGCAGGTGCTGGACGTAGCCCCGGACGATCCGCTCGGCCATCGCTTCGGTCAGCGCCAGCTTGCCACGGTGCTGGAGTGCCGCCTGTGCGATGTACCCGGCGCAGCGGATCAGCCCGCGCTCCTCGCTCGAGTCGGCCAGCTCCCGGGCCTCCGTTGCGATGCGGATGGCCCGGGCAACCGGGGGCGGCAGTGTCGTCAGCAGGTCGTCTGACATCAGAGCAGGTGCTGGTCAAAGCAGGTGATGACCGCAATGGCGAACCCGGCGAGCATCGACCGCAGCACGAAGTCGCCCCACACAAAGCTGGTGGACATGATCATGGGCGCAGGATGATACGGCCATTGCTCCGACCCAGAGGCTGCACAAACAAGCCTGTAGCGTCCCGGCGGACCCGCAGGCGCTGGGTCTGCCCGAGCAACCAACCGGGGTTGGCTGTGGCCCCGCTGCCCGTGGGCTGCGTACGTTTAAAGACGGCGAACGTCTTGGAGACAGCCACGCAGAGAAACGTCAGGTCGGGCATGACTGCGGCCTCGGTGTTGTTCTGCACGTCGTATGGGCGCAGTCCGTAGTTAGTCAGTGAGTTGGTGTAGGTGTTACCCTCGGTGAAGTAGGTTGCCATAATAGGTGTAGGTTGCTGATTGGTTGATGTTTACGAGCTAAAAGTAATGGGGTTTTCCACTCCATATGACTGCTATAGTATTGTGTTATATGGAAGTGGTTGTTTTTGCGATACTTACAAAGGTGACGTTGCAGACTGCTTCAGGATATCATCCAAACCGGGCTGGTCCATTGGCGCGGAGTTGTACGATAGCTCTGCGGCCTCCGGGGCGACGACGATGGCCTCCATCCATTCCCGGGGCGGGTTGGGGTGGTTGCGGTGGTAAACCTCGAACGTCAGCTTCACGTCGGACCCGGCGTCAGGCTGCACGTTGTCTGCCAGCTCCCCTGCGAGCTTCGCATCGGCCATCAAAGCGCCCAGACGGTCGAAGGTAGCCTCGAGCTTCCCGTCAGCCCGCTTCACAACCTTGGTCGGCACAGTGCCTTCAATCATCTGGCGCAGCAAGTCCCGCTTGTTGTCGATGGCCATCAGGGACCGACAGTTGACCTCAGTCTGTATCTCGGCGATGCGGGCCTTGATGTCGGTTTTTTTGTAGAGTTGGTAGCCGATCTGCCCCGGGTTTTTGGCATGCGGAGCCAACTGGGTGTAAGCAGCTTTACGGTCCAGCCCTTCGGCGACGAGCCAGCAGAATCGCTCGTGCAGTCTGTTGGTAAGGCGAGGCATGGTTAACGGTTTGGAGCAGCGTCGGCGGAAAGGGGTGGGCGACCCACACTGGTGAAGGTTGTCGGCATTGTAGTGCTTTTGGGCTGGATTATGACACTTTGCATCATTGAGGTCAAACTTTCGGTTCTTGGCGATGGAGTGAAGGGTCCCCGGAATATACAAAAAACCGTCAAACCAGCTTGATTTGGCTTGACGGTTTTGAGTACCCTTATTTCCGACAGGCTATCGATGTACGACGGATAAAGCGGCGTTTAGGGCATGGGCGACGGAGTTGATCGGTGCGACCTTACGGCCTTGGGTTCGTTTGTAACTGGCGGCTGATCGATTGATGTTTTCGACCCGATGGGTAGCCTTGATGGCCTTGGCGGCTTCAGCCTGCTGTTTCCTAGCTATGAGTGCCGGGGGCGACTCGTGGGTGAGATCGCCGTTGGTCAGCTCTTCGTAGACTGGGCAGATGTCCTTGTGAAGGTCGGTTAGCTCGGCCCCGCAGGAGCAGGCGACGGCCCGGTTATGGAATCGTTTGCTCATTGCTAATCGACGTATTGATGTTGATGGCCTTTGTCTGCCAAGACATTGAGCGCAAACTCCAATGCCTCAACAAATAGTTTGTATTCGGCGTCACCGCTTAGGATCAGCTCAAACCTATCGAACGGCTCATGCTCTTGTCCGTCGATGGATATGGTTGCTGCGGTTCCTCCTTCGTCTTGAAGTCTGAAGATGGTTCTACCCCCGTGGCCTGCGTCCCCTCCCATTGGGCAGTTTGTTCCAGCGGTAACTGTGAGAACACAGAAGTCTTCCAGCGTTTTGGTTTTGGTTTTTACTAGGTGTTTCATTCTAAGCAGA